CTCCAAGGCCATTGGCACGGTTGAAATTATGCAAAGCCCGTAATCTGCCCCGCGTAAGTGGGCAGAAACCACACTACTACATATTGGTGAAGCACATCTTTTAAACCAAGCGGGTTTGAGTCCCGAGGCCAGTATGTAGTCGTGTGGTGAATGCCACATGAATGACGGGTATCTCAGTCGGTAGAGAATCGCCCCTGCCAGTAGTTGCGAAGCCTGACAAGGGCAGAATTTGCTGGCTTGGTTTGGTCGAAGGTCGCGGGTTCAAGTCCCGCCCCGTTCTTTCAGTTGTAATTGATTTTTTCTAACAAGGAGTATGCCGTATGACACACACGCAATACCAGTTGAAGCGTACAGCCGTACGGCTGTTCCGTCCTTCGCTGTTCCCCGAATTGAGCAAGGCCAGCCGTCGTTATCAGCAACGCGCCTGGCTGCAATCAATAGCGCTACTTGGCGACAAGTGGCTTCTCGCAAACCCAATCGAAAGAAAACAATGACTGAACCCATGAAAGAGACGCTAGACGATCTAGCGACTGCTTGGTTTAACAACAAAGCAGAAGTGGCAAAGCTCGATAAGGCTCGCCTCGACATCGAGCAAAAGATCTGCACACTGACTGACGCCAAGCCCGAAGGCAGTAAGACAGACAAGACTACGCGCTGGAAAGTCACGACGACTGGCAAGCTCAATGTCTCGTTTGATGTCGCTGGCTTCGACAAAATCGCGGCCTCAATTCCTGCTGAATTTCATCCGGTCAAGACCGAGCGCAAGCTTGATCCCGCTGGCTTGAAATGGCTTGCTGAAAACCGCCCTGAAATTCACTCTAAGGTAATGAAGTTTGTTACCACGACGCCAGCTAAAACGGCTGTTAAGTGTGAACCGCTTAGTTTGGAGGCGTAAATGCAAATCAACATCGACATCGAACAAACAATCGCTGATGCCGTGGCTGCCGCGATTGCGCCTGAACGCATTGGCGAGATCATCAAGACCAACGTTCAAAAGACAGTTGACGAGGCTGTAAATCAGGCGTTTCGTTACCACGGCGAGTTCTCGAAGGCCATGATGAAAGCCGTGGAAGAAACCACGCCGCACGAAATGACGCTAGACAAGCAGGCCGACTGGAATCATTTCATTACGGCTGCGATCAATCAACGCCTTACAGCGTACAACGAACAGCGACTAACAGAAGTCATCATGCCGACGCTCGACAAGCTGCTAGAAAAGCCGCCTGAATCTATCAAGCTGTCAGAGATCGTGCTTGCTGCTGTTGCTCATTGGCGCGAATACGCCGACGCGATTGATCCTAAGCTTGAGGTTAGCCGCTCAAATGTTGGGACATCAACTGTCTATAGCCACATTACGATCTCTAAAAAGAACCGCTCTTATCTGTCAAAAGATATTCAAATCGCCTGCAATGATAAGGGCGAAGTCTATAGCGTGAAGTTCGACGACAGCGACGTTTCCAAGATCAAGTTTGCAGGACCGTTTTTTAGCATTGAACAAAAACTATTCAACCTGTACGCATGCCGTACGAAAATAGAAATTGACGTCGAAAGCATTGAAGACGTTGATCTCGACTCTTTAGAAGAAAGTGACGAAGACTAATGGCAACCGCAACAATAATCCTGCAAGATGATCCCGAAAATCCAAAGGGCATCATCATTTCTGCCGACTTTGGCGATGTGGTCGACGATTCCAGCGTAGCGCATGGAACCGCTGACCAGTTGATCAAGGCCGTACTCGAACAAGCCCGTCGTGTCGAAACCTTGGAAGACACAACAGGCGGCGAAGCAGTAACCAAGGAAGAATCTTTAATCATCAAACCGGAGTAATTATGGCATTCGATCTCAGCAGTATTACACGTGGCAAACGTCTGCGTGCCCCTAAAATCATCGTGTATGGTCCACCGAAAATCGGTAAAACCACGTTCTGCGCGTCTGCGCCTAACCCGATCTGTATTCGCACAGAAGACGGTATTGACGCCATTGACGTGCCAGCCTTTCCGCTGGCCACGTCGTACGACGACGTAATGCAGGCCATTACTACGCTCTACACCGAGCAACACGAGTTCCAAACCGTGTTTATCGACTCGCTCGATTGGATGGAACCGCTCATTTTCGGCAAAGTATGTGCCGACAAGGGCGTTAAGAACATCGAAGACTGTGGCTTTGGTAAGGGCTACATCTTTGCTGACGACCTGTGGAAACGCTTCTTTGAAGGCCTGGACGCCTTGCGCAATGACCGCAACATGACGATCCTTTGTATCGCTCATGAACAGGTGAACAAGGTCAAGAATCCAGCCATCGCGGAAGACTACGACGCCTATAGTCTCAAGCTGAACAAACGCGCCACGGCCATCGCTAACGAATGGGCTGACGCGATCGGTTTTGCTCAATACGAGATCTTCACTCGTCGCGTCGAGCCGGACAACAAGATGAACAAGGACGTTAAGGCCGTTAGCACTGGTGGCCGCAAGCTCTTTCTCAATCCGAATCCGGCCTATGTGGCAGGCAACCGCTACAGCATTCCCGATACGAAGCTCGATTGGGCTGACTTCTCGGAAAAGCTTTCGGCTGCAATGACCAAGTAAGATCTTTCACGTAATATATTTTTTCTCACGTCACTTTTAAAGGACATATTTATCATGGCATCATTTGACTACGATTTTAACGAAGTTCCTGAATCAGAATTTTCCGCGCTGCCGGAAGGCGATTACGTCGTCGTCGTGACGGCTTCCGACAAGAAGCTCAACAAAGACGGCACGAGCCACTACCTCGAAGTCGTCTACGAAGTCATCGACGGCGACTACAAAGGCCGCAAGGTTTGGGAACGCTACAACCTGTGGCACTCCAAGCCGAACGTCGCCAACATCAGCCGCCGCGACATCAAGAAGCTGGCGCAATGCTGCGGTTTCACTGTACAGCCTAGCGACAGCAATGAATTGCACAATATTCCTTTGATCCTGCGCTTGACCGTTTTCATGGATACCTACAACGGCAAATCGGAAGAAAAGAACAAGCTTGCCGACTACTTCCCTGCAAGCAATGGCGTGCAAAAAGCTCCAAACGCAATGGCGCCTACGCCTATGTCTCCTAATGCTGCTGCCGCGCAATCTGGCACGCCTGCTGCTCCAGCCTGGGCACGCAAATAAGGCGACGGGGCGAACTCCCGCCCTGTGATCGGCTTCTCTCGGCTCGCCAAGAGGGTGACTTTACCGGTGGAATAGGAACCGGACCACATTCATTTTTACTAAGGAACTCTCATGGAATCGAACGAAATTGAGCAAGAGCAACCAGCCGTCGAAACGCCTGTGTACATCGACGACGAGCCTACTACCCCTGTAGTTGAGGAAACCGTCGCAGTCGAACCGACTGACGAGCCCGAGCAACCAGCAGCAGAAACCGTCGCAGTAGAACCGACCGACGACGAAGCCGCAATGATTGCAGCCAGCCAAGCAACTAACGCCAAGCATATCGCGGTAGCTGCGGCAACCATCGAACAAGCCGTGCCGGATTCTCAGGTATCGCTGCTGCAAGAGCTCGAAGACCTGGCCGAAGAAATCGGTGGCGTGCGTCAAGAGCAAATCTTGGCGATCTCTATGCGTATGCGTGCCGTTCTGGCTGCTGTAGGCTAAATCAACACCACGGCTAGGATTGCAGTACCTAGCCTGTTTTTTAGAAAGTGCATCTTATGAATTACAAAGAACAGGTCGACGCAATGATTGACCATCTTAGCAAAAACTCAGATAGCTACGAAGACGTATTTTCACTCGTTCAAGCGCTAGGCGTTGGAATCGCTGTTGTATCGCTTATCGTGATCAAAGAACATCGTGACGACTTTTTAAACGAAATGATCAATGCAATTCGCGCAGACTTCGCAGAGAAATGCGCGTCGTTCGATGCCATGGTAGAGGAAATGAATGCAGTCGATCCGTCTGTCCGGAGGGATCATTAATGGCTGACATTTCCGACATCGCAGATCCAGTCGTTGACGCGATCTACAAGGCATACGAGGCGGCCAACGCAAAAGAAGAAGCCCGACCGTACTTAGGCGGCTCGATCATTGGCGACAGTTGCGCACGCAAGCTGTGGTATGGCTTTCGCTGGGCGACTAAAGAACACTTCGACGGGCGCTTGCTTCGCCTGTTCCAGACCGGACACCTAGAAGAACCTCGCATTGTTGCGGATCTTCGAGCCATCGGCTGCACGGTATGGGAAGTCGACGACCGCACTGGCAAGCAGTTTAACTTTAGCGATCTTGGCGGCCACTTCCGAGGCAATCTCGACGGCGTAGCAATCGACGTTCCAGGTGGAGGCCAACAGCCGCACGTCTGCGAGTTTAAGACTCACTCGGCCAAGTCGTTTGCAGATCTCAAGAAGAAGGGCGTCAAGCAAGCCAAGCCTATGCATTACGCTCAAATGCAGATCTACATGCATAAGTTTGATATTAAGCGTGCGCTCTACGTGGCCAAGAATAAGGACACCGACGAACTGCACAGCGAACGTCTTGAATATGATCCGGTATTCGCCTTGCAACTGTTGGCCAAGGCTGAATCGATCATCTTTTCAGTCGAACCGCCGCCACGCATTGCAAAAGATGCCAGCTGGTACGAATGTAAGTTTTGCAGCCATAGCGACGTATGCCACGGAACGC